GATTTCAGCTAAGATTTCAGCAGATAGGATGTTTGATAATTCAGTTTCAGCGTCTAAACCGTGGATAGCTTTTAAGTCTTGAGCTAATTCCATAGTGTATTCAGCTTTTAGTGCTCTAGATTTTGCAGTCACAGTAGATTTCTCAATTGAGAAAGCCATTTCTGCAAATTCAGAAGCGTCTGTACCGTGGCCTAAGCCTTCAGCAGCAGCAGTTGACATACCAGTACCAGTTGTGTAGTTTGGACCTGCACCTGGAATTGGAGCGTCATTAAGCACAGCAGGGTTTTCACCTGAGTGTGCAGTTGATGAGAATCCGTTTGCACTTGATCCACCAGCAGATCTACCTGAGAAGTCTGTATCAGCTTCGTCAAATAGAGCTTCAGTACCTGATTGACTTGAAAATCTGCTTCTCATAGCAAATATCAAACCAGTTGGTCCTGACATAGGTTGCACGCCGCAAATATCGTAAGCGATAAGATTAGGCATTGCTCTTCTTACTAGTGAAATAAGGATTGGATTCCAGTTTTGTATAGAAGAACCAGTAGCGTTAGAAGGAGCCGACTCAGACATAAACTGAGCGTCTTCTTTTAAACTTTTTTCTTGGTTCTCTAGTACAACAGAAGTGACTGCTCTTTTATAACTGTCCTGGATCTTTGGAAGATCAGGATGGTCTAAAACAGGCTGCCACTTGTTTTGTATAGATTCTGATAAAAACATTTTTTTATCTCTCCTTTTTCTCTTTTAGTTTAATTAAACTACCAAAAAGTTATTAGTATAACTTCTTAGCTTGGTTTTTACTAATTGCAGCTGTATATGCAGCCATTGACTCAGATAAATCAACATCCGAAGTCATGTTCTCTGTTGCAGCTACTTCATTAGATTCAGTATCACTTGCTTTCTGAGCAGGGAAATAAGAGTTCTTTAGAGTCTCTACTTTTCCTCTGTAATCAGCAGCATCCACATACTCAATACTTTCTGCTAAACCTTTAAGTTTTTCTTTTTCAGTTTCAGCAAGGTCACTAGATACGTCATTTATAATTTCATCTCTAGCAAATTCGCCAATCTTTTGATTTAACTCGACATTCATTTCTAAAGTCTTGTTCATATCTTCTTTTAACTTAACGATTGTTGCAGCTTGATCTTCAACAACATCAAATTTACTATCTGGTAAATCAATGTAGTGAGTTTCAAAAAGTTTTTTCATACCACCGATGAAGTCTTCAGTAATTTCTGACTTTAGACCTTTTTCGATAGCAAGTTCGTTGTCTTTCATCCAAGACTCGACAACGTAATTTAGATAAGCGTCAACTTTTTCTACGATTTCTGATTTAGATTCTTCAACCTTCTCAGCAACCTTAGACTCATATTCGCCTTCTAATTTTTCAATTTCTTCTACAAGTTTTGCTTTGACAGCAGATTCGAAAATTGTAGCAGCTTTTGCTTTAAACTCTTCCGATAGTTCTTCACCATCTGTAAGAGCAGCTACGTCTTCTTTCATATCCATGTCTTTTACTTTGTCTTTTGCAGAAGCTTTGATTTCTTTTTTATCTTCTTTTTCGTCTTCTTCTTTGACTTCTTTATCTTTCATAGCCATAGCTTTGATGTCTTTTTTCTTCTCGTCTTCTTCTTTAACATCTTTTTTGTCATGGTCTTTCTGAGATTTGATTTCTTTCTTCTCGTCTTCTTCTTTAGTGTCTTTTTTATCTTGCGATTTTTTAAGAGCGTCTAAAGCAGCTTTTGGCATTTCGCCTTCGTTCATATCTTTTTCTTTATCAGCCTGAGCCTTCATCATTTTCTCTTTGTCAGCAAGTTCTTTTTTCATAGTTTCGATTTCAGCTTTAATCATCTCTGATTTTTTGTCTTCAGCTTCTTTCATCTCTTTGTCCTTGTTAACATTTGCGTTCATTTTCTTAATGTCCGCTTGAGCTTTCATCATCTTTTCTTTGTCAGCCATTTCAGCTTTCATTTTCTCTTTGTCAGCCATTGCTTTGATGTCTTTTTTCTCATCATCTTTTTCTTCTTTCACTTCTTTTTCATCTTCAGCGTTCATCATTTCTTTTTTCATAGGATCTGCCATTGCTTTTAAAGATTGCATAGCGTCAGCTGGACTTGCACTTTTTTGATGTGGGTCACCTGTAATGTGGTTAACCCCTTGTGCGAAATCAATTTTGCCATCAGTTGGGCTTGTGACAGCCTTTGTGATAACATTCTGAATAGTTGCGCCTAATGACTTAGGTGCCTCAGCTGGAGCAGCATTCTTTTTAGGAGCGTCTGGTGCAGTATTTTGAGCCTGCATGTCCTTTTTGCCGTTTTCCATTTTGGTTTCCTCTTAATATTAAATGTTAATTTGCAATAATAGACTAAAAAATAGTCAATTATTATTTATAAAATTACAGCTTTTTAAGAAAGTTCTCAAACACAATAGCATTTTTCTCTGCCCTTGCGATTCGTTCTTTACTCTCAACCTGTAATTTTAATTCTTTAACCTGTGCTTCTTTCAAAATCCCATTATCCCAAATCCATTCTTTGCCTTCCATAATGCCTTCTACGAAAGCGTCTGGAGCAGATGGATCAGCAACTATGTCAGCTGCTGTCGCAAGGTAAAAATCGTTATTGACTACATTGGCACCTTGACTATTTGATAGTGTGCCCATACCTCGGGAAGAAACGCCTAATCTTGCACCTTCATCTATAAGTGACTTCACAATTTTTCCATATGGTGTGTCTAGGACTCTTGCTTCTCCGATAAAATTATTGCCTTCTGGATATAGAGCTTTAATCATATGACTAACTCTTTCTAGGTTGACAGTAGGACCGTCTGGATGACCTAGTTCGCCAAATGCTCTATTTTTATTGATAAATTCTCTGTTGTATCTTACAACTTCTCTTTGAAGAATCTCTTTCGGATACATTCTGCCATTCTTATTTTTGATGTCAGATTGCATAAAGATACCTTTGATGGCATAGTTTTTCTTGCCATTAGTTTCTTCTACAATGTATTCCGCTTGTTCTATTTCTTCGGTAATTAGCTTCATAAGTATCTATCTCTTAATTTCTCTACTAATATTTATACAAATTTTTATCTAAACTCGGCAATAATCGTGTAATTATCACCATTTGCAAAATTCTTTGTAGATAGTAAAACATCACCTGTCGGTGTTGTAGAGTTGTTTGTTATCTCATTACCATCTGCCCTTAAATCCCAAAAACCGTGACCAGACAATAAAACTGCGGTAGCGTTTGTTTCGCCATCCCATATTAGTTCTACTGCTGATTTACTATCTGAAGTATTGATAGACCAATATAACTTAGATATTTTTCTATTACCATCTTCAGTCATAAAAGTTAATTCAGAAGCGTCAATCTTTTTAACTAAAGTTTCTCCAGTACCGTCAGAGAAGTTTGTAAGTTTAGTTGTAAATTTGACACCTGAAGTATCTGCGATTGTTAAGCTTGAAACTGTATCAGCCATTTGTAAATCCTTTTTCTTTTCTAAATTCTACTACTATATTATATGTTGACACCGTACTATCAGTTGACACAAGCACATCACCTGTCGGGTTGACAAGCGAAATGCCTGTGTCTTCTTGTTTAATTCGTGGTTCGTTTTTCTTCAAACCGTAATTACCACGTCCACTAAATTGTGTTGCGACCTGTTCATCTGTCTCGGCGTCAAAGAAAAAAGTTAAATTTCCTGAACCGAGTATCTCGTAATACAAGTGTGCAATTGACAAGTTAGGACTTGACGTTGCGCCTGATAATATACTTGCGTCTAATAATGTTTCTTTTGTTTCACCACCTAGACCATTTGCTTTTATGATAGTTTTAATATTATCATCAGCTAATGTTTCAGTAGTGATCGCCATTATTAACTATAATTAAAATTGTCTTTTACTACTTCAATCACAACATAACCACTTGCACTAACAGTAGTGATTGAAATATCACCATCTGTTGCGTGATTAGCTGCACCTGCTGAATTTACAATTGTACCTGCATTGTAAACATCACTACCTGATAGTGATATTGCTTTCTCTGAAGTTGCACCATTTTTTATAAATGATATTGTAGCGTAACCTGTAAGCGCAAATTTTAGACCTCTAATTTTTAGTTGCCCATTGTTTTGATGAGCGTCTAATCCAGAAGCGTCAATTACGGTTGTGGTAGCGCTGTCATTTGTAAATTCCACTAATACTTTTGCAAACCCTTTAGTGTCTGATAGGGTTCTACTTGATATTGCCATTTGCTATTCCCTTTACCTTTATCTTCTTAAAATTGTTAATGTTTCTTTGTCAAAGTAATTCATTAAATCGTTCACCTTAACATTATACATTTTAGAGGCCGCTTTGACATTCTTCTCAAAGTCAGCGATTACATCTGCTGATTTATCAGCAGCTCTAAAAACCATATCTACAGCTTTCTTCATCTTAGGCGTTAACTTATTGTACTGCCTAGTTCGCTTGTAGTCGTTGCTGTCAGTAATTATTTCTTCTTTAAATTTACTGAGCGTCTTGTTCATCTGCAGGCACCTCTTCAGCAGGAGTTTCCTCTGCTGGTTCTTCTATGTTTTGTCCAGAGAAGACATCTGCCTCAGGTGCTTCAACACCCTTTACTCCTGTAAACATAGATTTAGCCACGTCATTTTTGACATCATCTAAATTAGCACTAACTTTATTAGCCATTGCGTCATTAAAGTTTTTTTGTGCTTCTGCATTATCGCCTTTATCTAAGTTATCAACGAAATTTTTTAAACTTTCTTTACTCATCTTTTATCTCCGTTTCATTATCTTTTGGTTGTTCTTCAGGCTCTTCTTTTGGTTGTTCAGCCTGTATTTCACTATCAATTTGTTTTTGTTCTAATTCATTTTGTTTTAAGATTTTTGTTCTTACATATTGATGACTATAATACTTACCAACATATTGATCTAAATCTCTAGCAAGATTAACTCTTTCTCTCATCATCTCACTATGTTTTAGTTCAGCAAAATATCCATCTTGTAAGTAGGTATATGTAATATCATTTTGCATATTGTCCCATTCTTCAGGAGCAATAACACCTTTTAAAACAAGTTGTGTTTTTAATAAATCGTGGAATAACATACAGAATTTTTTTCTTAATCTGCCTACGAATTTAGTAAATTTAACTTCATCTCTACTAATCTCAGCTGCACGACCAAGGTTGAATCCTGATCCACTCTCTAATCTACTAATCGGCACGTTTAGAGAACGATATAGTTTTCTTTGGAAGTATTCTATATCTTGTATCTCACCTAGGTTTTGACCACCAGGTAAAGTTGTGATTTCAGTTCCTCTCCCACCTTCTCTACGAGGTAACCAAAAGTCTTCTAACATACTCATATAGTTTCTGTCATCTCTTATCTCACCTGTACTTGCGTCATATACAAGTTTATTTCTATATCTAGCCATAACATCTCTTAGATATTGTTCAGCCTTGATCTTAGGTAAATTACCTACATCAATATAGAATATTCTTCTCTCAGGTGCCCTAGCAATTCTGTATATTACAACAGCGTCCTCAATCATTCTTAACTGATTGACAGGTTTGATTGCTTTGTGAAGATAAGATAAAACTAAATTATGTGTTTGGTCAATAAGACCAGAAGGGCAATATGCGATTGCGTCTGTAGCAATCTTTAATCCACCTACGTTTGAAGCTGCTGTAGGATGTATTCCCTTTTCATTGAACATAAAGTATTCCTGAAATTTATCAGAGAAAGAGAAAGAGCCTGGCACGCCATCTACTCTTTGTTTTCTTACTTCTCTTATCTTCTTAATCTTTCTAGGATCAATGTATCTTAATTCTGTTATCCCTAATCTTGGTGAGTCTTTATCTATGATCTTATGATAATAAAC